GGAACGCATCCAGCTACAGGATGCCCAGCTTGAGCAAAAAGAAACGCAAGACACCATTAGGGCAGGAGACAAAGCAGATGATATTTTTGTGCGCTCCACTCGCCCTGGTATGGCGTGGCTAGGACTATTAGGAAGCATCGCTTATGTTATTCTTATGCCCAGCCCCAACGAAAAGGTATTTGATGGGCTTATGATGCTGCCCTACATTTACATGGGGCTGAGAACATTTGATAAGCTTTCGGCATTGCGATCAAAGGCATAATTAACAGCCTTTACCGCCGCCTTTTCCTTTTTTCTTTTTCATAAAAATTCCTTTAATTCCAGTCTACTGTTGGGGCATTTCTATCCCCTGTGGGAGACGTTGATGCCTGTGCAAATACGGTTGTACCATCCAGTTTATAGATTGTCACCTGTCCCGTGGTTTCATTAATATCCACTTTGGCAAGCTGTGTGCGGGCAATACCACGAAGCATTTGACCCGCCGTAATAGAGTTTTCTAAAACATGATTCCAAAATGAATCAGGAAGAGAAAAAAAAACTGCGCCCGCTTGGTTTCCGCTAAATTGAGAAAGGTCTGTTGCCCAAATCGCTTGGGCAATTTGTTCAGCCGTTGGGTTATTAGAGGAAGCACCTGAATACGTTAATGTGGCATTGTTGCCCGAGTAAGAAAATGTACCCGTATCCGCTATTAAAATATAGGAGCCTATTGTTGCATACGTTAAATTTGCATTATTCCCTAAATAGCTGTACGTACCACCATCGGCAATAATGTTTTTATTGTATAATAAATTAGAAGCATTACCGGAGTATGTATAAATCCCGCCATCAGCCGTAATGGTTCTAGAATAAATTAGGTTTGCGTTGTTTCCTGAATACGAAAACGTCCCTGTATTTGCGGATAATGTGTATGAACCTGCGGTAGCATATACAAGATTAGCATCGTTACCTGAATAAGTGTAAGCACCTCCATCGGCCAAAATAATCCGAGAAGAAACAAAATTAGTGTTGTTTCCAGAATAAGAAAATACCCCTCCATCTAAAGGGATTGTCCTATTAAACAATAAATTAGAGTTATTCCCACTGTAAGTGTATGTGCCGCCGTCCGCAGACAAAACATACGATCCAACTGTTGTATACGTTAAATTAGCGTTATTTCCTGAATAAGTGTATGTTCCACCATCCGCAACTAACGTATATGCGCCGCTTGCTGCTCCTGTGATTCTAGGGACCCGAACCCGCAACATAATCAGTCACCGATAAGAGGTGGGCGATTGCGGTATGGGTGCGATGCGGTCAGCAACGCGTTGAACCCGCCGCGCCAAGCAAAGTATCCTTGCAGCAAGGCAACCTCATTGGCTGTCCACACGCCGTTGAAATGTACCAAGGCGGCCAGATTGCCGTTGAACCAGTTGCTAGTAGATGGGGTGGCAAAACGGGAACCAAGACGATACGGCGCAACGCTTGATGTTGTGCTTGTGCTTATTGTTCCCGTGGTTTGCAGTCCGTTCACGGCAATAAATGAAGTTGACCCATTATAGACCACCGCGACGGCCTGCCACCCAAATATGGTAGTGATCGGGGAAATCATTGACCCCCCGCTACCATCACGCACAGCCGTCAATCGGCCAGTCGTGTTGGTAATTGATAGCCTTCGCCGCGATAGAGCGTTGTCCGCACCCGTGTCGTATATGTCTTCGCCATTGATGCTCGGGTTTGCGCTCCTCAACACCACAAACACACTTTGGTTTGCGCCGGAAAAAGTCACATCGCTGCTGTCTAAATTATTCTGGCCCGAATTGCTGAATTTCAGCGAATGCGGGTCCGATGCGACACTTGGTGTAAATGTCGGCCTGCGGGCATCCGTAGCTTGGACAAAACTGCCCGTCCGCCCAAATGCGTCTTGAATGGACGAGACTTTACCGCTGCTTTCAACGCTTACACACTGTGGGATTGCGGCTTCCATCCAAAAGGTATGGCGGGATGTATTCAGATTAGCAGCCGCCCACAACCGATTCTGCAAATTCGCCTCATCATAAGGATTTAGGCCCCGAGGCATTTAAACAATATCCTCGTTCCAAGTGCGCGTGTAAACTTCATTTCCACTGGCTGCACTTGTCACCCCTAAATTATTTGTCCAGTAAAGACCAAATGTTCCCCCATGAGGAATCCTCATTACCGCCGCCAAAGGAACAGTCCGTGCACCCGTACCATTTGTAGCAGCCACATATTGCTCTAAAGTGTTTTCTGCATACGTTGATGATCGTTTTTGCCGCAACTGTAATGTAACGCTAGAGCCTGCGGTAGGGGTAATACTACCCATGGTCATCCATACGTTAAGGTATAAATCTTTGTCGGTTGTATTCGTTATATCCGCAATAAACGTTGTTGTACCATTGGCTTTACTATCAAGGGCGGTTCCAGCAATGTTGCTTGATTCCGTGCCAAGAGCGGTCCATTTTGCTACAGACATACTATGATGCTCCTCTCGCTAACCCTACGTCACGAGATGTGACAGGTGGTAAATTATTGGCTTCTGCCCATGATACTGTTTTATCCGGCAAAGAAAGAACGGCGTTGCGAATGTCCGTTGAAATCAGACCTGCGTTCAGCAGAACTTGCGAAAGCGCCTCAAGCTGGGCAAATGTCTCAGGGTTACTAGTGAATATAATTTCGCGGGTCTCAACTGACACTGATTCTATGGCGAGACTGCACACCTCAGCTAAAGCCCGCACGTTCGGATCTGCGCTATCCAAATACGTCTGGTGAACCAGCCGCTTAATCGCTGGAATGGCACTAAAAAACGCTAGACGCAAATCTTGTGGCTTAATATCCTGTTTAACTTTTGGCAAACTGGCATCCGGTGCATTGAGGATATCAGCAACCTGCCACTCAGGCAGACCGTTAAACTGTGATTCCGCAACCTTGTCAATAAGGACTTGGGATACCATGATGTTACCTCTAAGAGATAGTGATTGCTGCGCCCGTAAAGTCTACCGTAAATGTCTCAGCATTTGCCATCGTAATGCTTGATCCATAATCCCACCAGCCCACCAAAGGATCGGCAGGCGATGTGGGCGTGTCATCATACAAAACCACATACCGAAATGGACCAACACTACCAGAGGCCGTCAAAACCAAATCCGCCAACACTAAAGTATAGGTTCCCGATGTCTGAGACGAACTTGTGGTAGTCACGTTTCGACTCGAAAGGTTTGTGTAACTGATTTGCGTAATGTCCGTTAAAACACTGTTGGACGCTGTGGGGGCTGTGTTGGTCAAAGCAATGACAAACTGATCCGTCCCAAGATTGATAGGCTCAGCTAGAACCTCTGCAAAAGAGTTGAATTTATTAAACGTAGCCATGTTACCCTCTGTTTTTAATTATTGTTTACGAAAAGCACGTCTTACTCTTGGTATAACACCAAAAACAAGAAATACAAGAAAAGAACCTATGGTTAGATTCAAAAGATCCATGTTTTTTATAAAAAAAACAATAGAAAAAATAGCACCAACACCCTGAAATATCCAGTCAATCAAAGAATCCTTGAAAGAAGAATTTCTAAGCATATCAATGATTTCTTTGATTCCAGCAAAAACCAAAGCAGGAAGAATTGCAAAATGAATGGGCAATAACTGAAGGGCAATGGCGGTGATAATCACACCGATGGTAAAATGCCCCGTTTGATTTGTCGCCCACCCGTACCAATCACGTTTCTGGTCGTCTGGCTTATTCAATTCTTGAAGGATTAAGGTGATGATTCTCATCAGGTAATATCCGTATTAGGAGTTAGCGTTGCACCCGTATTGCCCGAAACGTCATTGATTGCCGAAGATACACTTATCAAATCCACAAACGTATTATCAATAATCCTAGCAGATGGGCAATCCTGAATTCTTACGGCGCGTTGCGTTTTTTCAAAATAATTCTGAGAAATTCTCAATCCCAGCACATTGGTAGCATCCACACAAAAAGGATACGTTGTTGTGTCCCCAGGTCTTGTCACTTGGCAATCTTTAATTAACACGTTTTCCGCTTGCACAAGGTCAATGTGACGCGCACATCCATACATCTTGATATTGATTAACTCTAAGTCTTTGATGATGCGGGTTGTTGAACCATTGGCATTGCCGCGCAATCTCATAGCACGGTCGGACGCATTATAAATATCCACGTTCTCAATTTTATTAAATTCTGCTTTCAGGTTGGCATCTCCAGGCAAAGCATCGTCATCTTGGTCTATAATTAAAATGCCAGTCGAAGCGTTTTTAATGACGACGTTTTTAACGATGTTGTAGTTGCTGGTAGGCAATATATCAATGCCATTGGTATCATGTGTGGTATCAAAAAAATCAATCTCTCCGTTTTCAATAATGTTGTGGGAAGCCCCTGCTAAGTGAAATTCATTTCCTAATTTAATTGCGCTTTTGTCATTGGCATCGGCTGAAATTGTGGGCCCTGCAACAATCTTGAACCCACGGAAGGTATTATAAACTTCATTGGCCCCATGCAAATCAATGTCCGAAATGGTGGAATTGACAATGGTGGTGTTTGTAACCAAGCATCCCGCCGTACCTTTAAACAAAATAAACCCGTGACGCATTCCGTCCATGTGGCAATTATCCGAAATGCACGATGTGGAACCGTACATAGAAACTCCATACCCAAGTCCAGGGCCGATAAGATAAGGATTCCGCCCAGAACAATTTTGAATCTTGTTGTTATAACCAATGTCTAAACGGAAACACGATCCAATGTTTCCAAATCCTGCCTCATCAGAAACATGACAATTATCAATTATAGAATCGTAAGCATACCCCACAAAGAACGCATGATTATCTCTTTCCGATGACGGCGTGTTCCATGATACCCTAGCGTTTGTAATACGGGCATTGCCTACGGCATCCAAACGGGTGACTCGTGCTGTTTTGCTGGTAAGATATTGATGGTACACCCCATGGTTTAAAGTGACGTTAAGACCGTTAATAGCAATAATTCTTCCCACCTCTTGACGAATAAAGTTTCCAGACGTGCCTCCGACATCTTTGGCCACCCCTTCGTCAAATAAATACATCCAGTCGCCAACCGCCAACCCTGTTGTAGATACCAGAGAAATAATAGGGCTGCCGACCGTTGTATTGGCCGTCAGGTCATAAGAGATTAAGCGCGTGACAAACGACCTATCGGGTATCCCTTGCTTGGCCTCAAAGTCCCCTGGTGGATACACAGGCAAATAAGTAAACTCTAAAGGGTTTAAAACAGTCAAGGTGTTCAGGCTGGTGTTAATGGCCGTCACAACATTGTCTTCTTTTTGCAAAGCTACGCCGTTGGCATCCGTTTTTCCACGAATAATGATCCGTTGTCCCACTTGAAATAAAGAGGCATTGCTTTCTGGTTCAGGCCCCATAAAAAGCGTTGTGCTGCCTTCTGTAGACGTTGCGCCTAACTTAGGCAGGTTTTCATCAGGGTCTTCGTCCAAGCCGCCAAAAATCCGCATACGCCCACTGGGGCCAAAAGTGATATTGTTTTTGTTTGAACGGTTAGAAAAAATAACCCATTGGTTAGAGCGAACATCCACACTGGCATTGAAATAAAAGGATTTGCCTTCTTGGGGGTCCAGCCAAAACACGGCACTTAACCCATCATCCCACAATTCCCGCATCTTTCTGTTCAAGAGAAACGAATCATCTGTGACCCCATCCCCTGCCAGTCCTATGTCTTGCCGTGTGATAAATGGTAATGCCAAGAAAGGCTCCTTAAAAAAATTGGCAACAAATTCAGGTAAATCTATATTAAACGGAAACCCAAGTGTGTCAAACTTAGATTGAAAGTATCCATTAAAAGGAACTTCAATAATAGGCATTAGGCGGTAAGCGCACGCTGCCTAAACAGAATACGAAGTTTGGTGTATTGATCTCCTTTCAAAAGGTAACTTAATTCCGTTGGTCCTTGGCTATCGAGTTTAAATCCCACCACAAGGATGTATTCTTCCACCGATAAATTCGCCCAATTTGCCGGCAAAAGAACCACGGAAAACCTCACAAGGCTTTCCCCATTTTCAGCCGTGATATTCTCTTTGGTCACACCGCCAGTTGTGAATTGTTTTAAAACATACTTATTATCCGCATCTCTATCGGAACGTTTTAGCGACCAATACACTTCTGTGATGTTTGAAGCGGATTTGCCTGGGAATTCACTGGCAAGATTAAAGTCCAAGCGAATAGGGGCAGGCGACCCAAAATCAACTTGTAGGGATTTTACCGACATAACCTTTGATTCCTTCTACTTGGGTACGGGCATTCAATTCCGATTGAACTTGTCCTTTATTGATAAACTCTTTTCTAAAGAATGCTTTAAAAGGCGTATTCACAATTACTTTACCTATTAACGGCAAATTGTGAATAAAAAAAGTCTTTTGCGGTGATGGAACAAATAATTGCCCATTGATAGGGGGATAGACATGAACATAAATAATTTCTTCCTCAGTGTCACTGGGTGTCCAATACCGGCCACTCCAAAACCGTTTACTCCAAAATCTAGCCGCCCACATCGGGTATTCCTTTGGTTACAACAGGCTCTCTTGTTGGCAATGTGGATGTTCTTGGCCACCAAAAACCTTGGCCTGTTTCCCGACGAACCCTGGCTTCATTCCTAGCAACTTTTTTGTCAAAATCAGGGTCTACCAGTCTTTCTATGTTATCCCAAATAAAGCGATCCGTGAACATTTTGGAATACCAAAGATTCTTGGCAGGGATAAAATTTTGCGCGTATTTGTAAAAATCTCTTAACCAGTTTGTTTCCTTTTCGGGGTCTAAGGCCTTTCCAAAAGAACCACTAATAATATCCACAAGCGTGATCCCTGTATTGCCTAACCATCCACCCAAAAGGTCGGATGCTTTTTGACCATTGCGGGTGTACTGCCCAAACAACAAATCTCCTACAATAGACAATCCACCCGATGACAAAAGCCCCGCCGCCCACGTTTTTGGATTATCCCATTCTCTCATGTCTTTCCCTGAAACTACTTCTCGTAATTGCGATGTCATGGTCCCTATGATTGTCCCACCAATAAGCAAAACGCCAAGACTTCCAAACTCTCCCCTTTTAAACGCTCTTCCAAAAGCAGGGATTAAATGGTTAATCACCGTTGACATGGCAAAACTTTTTAGAAAAAAAGCATCCGTTGCTATTAAACGTTTCAGAGAGTTTTTGTTTGACCCAAATCCTGTACGGGCACTGCGCAGCATAATAGATGGTTCGCTGGATGCTTTACGCATCATTTCTGCGGCGAATGTGCCATATTTACTGGCCAACTCTTTATCCGTCCATTCCGTTACGTTCATGAAGGCTGTGTTGCCTTGCTCGTCTAAGGATAACGTTCCTGTTTTAAGTGTTTTTGCCCAATCGTCTTGCGTGATATTGTATCGGTCAAAGGCTTCTAGTAAATCGCGGTCTAACTCTGCCCAAGGCGTTTGGGCTTTAATATGCGCCCCAAAATACCCATAAAACTCTAACCCCGTTATTTTTTTAACGTGGTTGGTCATGGTTTTTAAGCCCGAAAGATGGATTACTGCCGATGCAGCTTTTTGTGAAAACTCTACGGCTTTTGATTTTCCAATAGCTTCTATTTCCCCATATCGGGACGCCATGATAAATCCATCTGTCACAACATCCCCTGCTAAAGCAAGATTAGCTGCTAGTATTCTATCGCTTTGCTTTAAAGGATTAAGGCTACCAAAATAACGGATAAACCCCTTGGTTGCAGACATGCCATTCATTTTAAGAGCGTTGGCAGCAAAAACGGCATCTGATGGAGTAAGAAGGGCTGCTGATCCCAAACGGGCCGCTGTAAATAAATTCCGCATGGTTGAATAAGTGTTAATGGACCAATGGGGATTGCCTACGGCATAATCTTTCCCTGTAAGAATACGGAAAGCCCCTTCGATTTGTTCTTGGCGGTAATTGCCCCACTCTTTGCTTTTTTCTGGGTCAAAGGAAATACGGCTCATCATGTACTTGTGCACGTCTTCGGGATTTGGGCCCATGACTTGCAATACCGCCAAATCCTCTGCCATGCCGCCTAATTCATCAATCATGGAATTATAAAGGCCCTCGTCTCCGCTGCCAAACATATCGTTATAAGCAAAAAATGAATCCGCATCCTTAAAAACAAAAAACCGTTTATCAGAATATCGGTCCACAATGCTTTTGGGTTTTACCGTAGCAGGATCGCCGCTGCTTAAACGAAGCAGATTACCCTCACCAATACCCGTTGTAATTTCATCATATATTTTTAATGAAATTCTTTTAAGGTTTGCATTATCAAGCGGTGCGCCCGTTTTTTTATCAATCATTGCCGTTCTATCCAACAAAGGGGATATGCGGCTCCACCACTCTTCCGGCGATACAGATTTTAATAATTCGCTGTCATGAAACTGGTTTGGTTGGCGTTTTGCCCTTTTGTTGATAGAGGCCCCATGGGCATTAAGTTGGTCTATAAGATAATTTTGCGTGTCATTATAGGATTTATAAAATCCTTGGGCATCAACATCACCCGTATTCTCTAAAAACATCTCACGATAGACTTGTTTTGTCATAAATATGTTTTCAGCAGGACGAAACACACCCAAACGGGGTTTGTATTTCTCAATAAACGCATTCATCACTTTGGCAACAAGGCCGCGATTGTAGGCTTGTTGGTCGCCAATTCTTTCCAAAATGACGTTGGCATAGGCCCAATCGGATGTTTTGTTTCCTTTAAGCCTATTCACCTCATCCCACATCTCTAAAGAACGCTGTGCGGTGGTAAGGAGGTTGTTCTTTTGCTTTTTCAGATATTCGTCAAAAAACTCTGTTGTGCGCTGCGTAGCTTTTACTTTGGCTTCCTCTGATCCCATTTCGGATTCAAAGGTTTTACGGTTTTGTTCGTAAGCCTTTTCTGCCCGTTTATAAAGGTCGTTGGGCAGTTGGCCTTTTAAACAATCTAAAAAATCATTCATAATATCCCACAGGCTTTAAAGGCATTCACATGGTTATCAAATTCCCTTACCGTTTCCAAGATGTCTGCCACGCGCGTTGCATTGCCGTCAATCACAACAAACGCCTCGGGATCGCGTTCTACCATACCTTCAAAGGCATTAAGCTTAAGATCAGCGGCCCGCTCCATCTCTGTTTGTGGGGATAATAATTGTTTCGGTGGTGGATTGACTATTTGCTGGGGATTGAAGTCTTCTCTGGCTTTTGGGAAAAAAGCGGATTTTTTTTGTACGTCAAACTGATTATCTGCTGCTGTTACGTTCACAGCGGTGTTTTGTTTAATCGATTCTTTTAGGCCCCTATAGGAATTGGGCATATCGTCGGTTATGATGTTTTTAGAATTGATAATATCATCTTTAAACCTTTGGTTATCCACACTTGGGACATCTAACTTTCCATTATCCAAATCACGCAAAGCCGCTTCATGATTCCTTAATCCATTGATAGAATTATCAGGGGCCGTTTCCACGATATGCGCTTGTCTGGCCTTAATCGCCAATTCATCCGCCAAGGTTTGGGTGTTTATACCGCCACTAGCACTGGCTTTTTTGTTTCTGAACAAATGCTCCGCCGCCGTCATAGATACACTCGGTAGGGCCTTTAAACCACGCGCAATGCCTTCAAAAGCAGAACCCGCAAACCCTGCAAAGGCAATGTTAGAAAGACGCTCCTCTATGCCCCATTCCGCGCCCAGTTGCTGCTTCCATTCTCGAAATTCATCTGTTTCTTGCTGAACGGCCTGAACACCTGCATTAAGCGCAAATCCTTGCAATAGTGCCTTGCCTAATTTAACACCTGCGCTTGGCCCTATAAACGTGGCGGCTGCATTGACAGGGTCTACTAATGATCCCGCTGCCCCTCCTGCCAAAAGCCCCCCAATAGCACTGAGATTCGTTGAGCCACGGAATTTGACGTTAGCCTCTTGTTGGTAGGTTTTGGCTTCTTCAACAATGGTGGACATCATCTCTTTGGATGTTTTCAGGTCTTGCCCTTGTCCTTGCGCTCTTAGCCCATCTACAACGCCATCTAGAAGGGTGTTTCTGATTTGGTTTGCTTTTAATGCGGCTTCTTTGCTATCGCCTAAAAACACTCTCGATAAAGAAAATTCCCCACGTACAAGGGCTTTGTCTTCCTCTGTTAGCGTTTCAAATCCCGCCATTTTGGTATAATCAGGGTTGTCACCGATATAAGGACGCAGCGCATTTAAGCGGTCGGATTCCATTCTGTTCTGGCGCAAATCACGATAGGTGGTGGTTTCGTTAGAGGCCATGCTCCAAAACTGCGCCTGGGCGTTCTCTAAAAAGGAATCGGGGCTATAATCAACAGCAATGTCTGGTTTGCTGGGGGAATGGGGTTTTAAAAAAGAGGCGATGCCGTCCATGATTTAGAAACCAAGGCTTTTTTGTAAATCTTCCATGATGGAATTACTTTCAGCTTCTCTTTCTGCTTGTGTAGGCAAGCCCTCAAAAGGATTTATATTTTTAGGCATTTTTACAGGCCCTTTAGAAGGCATTAAAAGTTGAGGTTTTGGCGGCTCTATTTTATCTTTTTTTACAATATGGATCATATCAAGCATAAAAGGCTTCACGTCCCCAAAATCATCCACAAAGGGCTGCCCGTTAGCATCGAGGGCTGCCCATTCAATGGTGGAATCCTTGACGTTATACATGCCGTTAGAATACGTCCCTAATGTGGCTTTGTTCAGCACATCCTCTACGTCAATAGTAACAAACTTCTTTTGCTTGGTGTCAAAATAACCAGGCACGGCATGGCCTATGTTTTTTAAAAAGGTGTTATCCAAAGTATTCAAAGTATCTTTTAATTCTGTTTGTGTGACATATTTGCCATCTTTCCGAAAAGGAAGAACGCGCCCTCCTTTGTATTCTAAGACGTTTAGGCCCATTTTTTCTTTGATAGCTTTTATAGCACTATCATCATTGGCTATATCTTTTCCGTTGGCAGCCTCTACAGCGGCCATGTTTAAGATTCCCTGAATGGCCATTTCCCTAAACTCTGGGTTTTCTACGCCATTAAGGTCTGCAATAGCATCTTTTTTAATTGCGGCTTCATCCATTTCTACGGATTTTGATTTTCTTAATTCTTGACCAAAAATGATGTTGTTGGTGATGCCATCATCAATTTTGGAATAGCTTGTAGCTAAAGCAAGGTTAGGGTCTTTCTCAAAAAGAGACGAAAGAATTTCATCGTTAATGGCGTTAGAGTTTTTCTCTGTTAATTCAGAAAGAAACGCCCCGCGCTGGTTGGCTGGCAAAGATTCCACTTGCGCCGCAATCCCATCCACTTCCTCCTTCATTAAAATAGGAAAAAAAACACCACGAAGATTGGGGTCATTTTGACTTTGGTCATCAAAGAACCTTTTTCTTTCCACAAAAGATGCTGGGTCTGCTAAATCCAAAGACGGGATAGGCGTGCCTTTTAGGGCAAAATACTTGGGATAGTCCTTTTTTTCTAAGGCGGTATTGATTTTATTGAATTGTCCTTCTTTACGGGCAATAATCTTTTCTTGAACATTCCGTAAATACTGAGGGTCCATGCCAGACAAGACATTGATGGTATTTGTCCCGCCTTGTCTGTCTGGCAATGACACGTTTAATTGTCCGCCTTGAAGGACACGAAAGACTTCCTCCTCGCTTGTTTGACTGTTCAGCCACCCATTAAACAGGCTTTCATTTAGGTTTTTGTCTGCTTCCCGTATGCCATTGACAATCTGCAATGGCGTGAAAATCAAATTGCCGTCCGAATTTGTCTGATTGTAGGCCTGCAAAATACCATTATAGGCTTGCATAATCGCCATGGAACTTGTGACCTGCGCCGATTGCTCTTGCCCAAAAAACTGTGAGGCTGTTTGATTGATTGCATTTAAATTTGAATCCACTAACTTACGGGCGTTCAATTCTGTAAACTGCACGTTTTGCTTTTTGTAATTCTGCAAAGCAGAGTTCACCGAAGACATTTTCTTCATTTCAAAAGCATTTTCAAAAACAGCGTATTGCGTTGGATCAATAATGTTTTTCATGAAGTCTTTTTTGTAGGCATCAATAGCCTGCCCTAAATCATCGGGAGCATAGGCATATTTGTTATTTAAATCAAAAATCTGCGTTGTCATTTCAGTTTCTAATTGCAGAGACTGAATTTTTAACTCTTGCTCGTACTCTCTCTGGGCGCGTATCTGGGATTCTTCATTGGCTTTATTAATGGCACCCGCCGCCCCAAAAGCTGCTTTGGCAAAACTCTCCATGCCCGTTTGGATTTCAATGTTGGGCGCATTAGGCAAGTCAACGACGCCTTGTGTTCTTTGTTGCTCAATAGGGATTAAGGAAGCCATGGTTACAATGCCTCAGCCAAAAACGAAAAGGCATTGCCAAAACCACCTTGAACGGCTTGCTTTGATTGGCTTTTTAAACTCATGCCTGTACGTTTTGCCTGACTTGAACGCACTAAACCTGATATTCTTGCCGTCTCAATATCTTTCGTTGTGTTTTGCGCCGAACGACTAGCAAAAGCAAATGAAGATGGACCCGTTGTAAGAATACCCCTTGCCGCCAGTTTTGCCGTTTGTGAAGCGAAATTCTCAGACAAGGCTTGCTGAAAGAAATTCTGCTGAGAAAGAGCATTTAATTCTTCTTGTTTGGCTTGCAATTCAGCATCTCGTGATTGGGTTTTTAAACTGTATTTTTCAGCATATCCTGCGCCTACTTGACTTCCCGCCCCAAATCCTACCAAGGCAGGTTTAGCAATGTTTGATAAAAGACTTTGCTTGGCCATAAACCCAGATGTGCTTAAGGCCGTCAACCCACCAACACCTTGTGGCTTAATGCCAACAAGCCCCGCAACATTTGTCGCTATGGATGTCATTGAAGGAAGAAAGCTAGAGGTCATGTATCTACGTATTTACTGATTTCTAAAATTTCCATAGAACCTGGTTTTGTTTGCGTTATCGAAATAATCCCATCATTATCCCATCCTCTATTCCCATAAACAGAAACAACCCCCGTATACGGAGATATAGCATTGGTTGTCGGCGTGTTGGTGATTTTAAAGAAATTCACCTCGTTCCCATTCACATTCATAGATGTTGTATCATATACACGAATATGAATCTGATTTACATGCCTTTTAACGCCAAGCCTCGCCTCACTGGTTTCTTTTGTCAATGGTAAATCTTCTATTATAGGCGTAAAATCAAACCCAAATTCCACAAAAGAAGATGCGGGGGCCGATATTGTCGCAATCCCATTGGTCACGGTCACATCAGGCAATAGCTTGTTATCCGCCCATACCTTCACCGTTTTGCCATTGAGATAATCCAGCCCTGAAAAAGATTGCGCGGGTAAACCCGTAGTTATACGGGTTGAAGAATCCAAGATATGGTCAAAAACAAACTCCTCAATCTCAATTTCTGTTCCCCTTCTCACTGCCACATACATTTTATCAAAGACAGTTCCCGCTTGCAGGAAATACCCACCAGACGTTTCTCTTTCAAAAAAAGCAAAGATTTCTTCTTCTGTGGATATGTTAGCAATGGTCAACGATCCATCGCCATTAACAATCAGCAAATATGATCCTTGATTTGTAGATATAGCTTTTCTTAAAGCCATAGAAATAGGGTTTTTTAAAAGATGGGAACTTAATCGTGATGCAATAGGAGACGTATAGGCGGCTTGGGTGTCTGTATAAACAAATTGCCGCAAACTAGACCCGCCGCGCTGAATATAAAAAACAATCCCTTCAATATCTGCCAACCGAACATTCTCCGATGCCCCTATGTTGGTTTGTGGCGGCAAATAGGCATTGGTAGGCGTTATCACCTCATCCAAATTCTTAATAAACGCATACGCCGCGCCCGTGGTAAAAACCAACAAATCCCTTCCACCAAAAATAGCTGTGATGGAATTTAATTCATTGTTGGACCCCGCTACATCAATGGTTATGGCGTCTGTGTCTAAAGCGGTCCCAGGGTTGAAATTATAAAAGTCATTGACCCGACTCCCCCAAACTGTCCTTGGCCTATCCTGAGAGCCTCCAAACCAAAGCCTACCCTCATAAAAAACAGCCGTTCTAGGCCATCCCTTGCCTCCGCCCCACGTGCTAACAAAATCACCCACAATGGCCCATGAACCACTTGTTATGGGATCCGTACTAAAAAAAGGAATCTCCATATAACAAATAACGGTCGTGGAATTAATATATTTCACAATCCTGCCATACCCACCATTGCCCTCAATATACTGGTTTACATCCCCAGAAACAAAGGCAGACACCGACGATGTCAATTTCACATTTCCCGAAACAGCATCCGGCGTTAATGTCGCTGACGGATTGGCCGTTGTTTGCGTAAAATCAAACTTAGGGATAAAATCAAACGTGATGGTTTCAATCGACCAAGACGTGTTTGAAAACCTTGTAATTCTCACAGGTTGCATGGTTTGCTCAACCAAAATCAAGGTGTCTGCATTCTGCGTCCAATTTAAAAACGGTATTTTGGAATTAAAAAGCTGAGGGGCATATAAATCCACCTGATACACACTGTTTCGATAGACAGCGATGTTAAATTCTGTTACCACAAAAAGGTAAGTGTCGTCTGTATTAAACTCAAAATTCAAATACTTAATGGCACTTTCCGCCCCTTCGCTCCAAACTTCTAATTCATCTATAGCAAGCGTGGTCGATGGCAAGTTTGTTGTTCCAATGCGAGCAATACGAATATACCGCGCGTTTGTTTGGATTCTTGCCGTATAACTCAAATCAGACGTGGTTAATGTGTCTGTCCGAATGTTTGTCCAAACGACACCATCCACACTCCGCTGAAGAATAACATCCGCAACCGATCCCGTGGAACACCGCAAGCCCGTAACACGAACATAACCAACACGAATGGAAGCCCCAATATCATACTGAACAAACACATAAGGGTTTTGCGTCCCTATATTCGTTGTCGATACAAGCTCTGTGGCCGTATTGGCATCATTGGCATTGGCTCCCGTTCCACCATTGGGCGTAGTAATAAGCGTTGGCGTGGCCCGTGTAACCCGTTTTAAAGCCCTGCCAACCCATTTTAACCCTGGGCTCCTCTGTACCCCACCTTGAGGTAGTGTAAACACGTTCAGAAGCCTTGAGGATGCCCCATAATAGGGATCAATATCACCACGACCCAACATTTCAGGGTCAAGTTCACCCTTGGTCCATTTTCTTTGGTCAACTCTTACGACAGGCATTAATAACCATAGCCTCGCCACCCATAACGAGAGGCAATAATAGGGTTGCCATTAAGCATAACTGGGGGCTTTTGACGTGAATCTGAACCCACCGCCCGTGCAAATAATCCGCCTTTTCTTACGGATTGCTGGGGACCATAAGCCTTTTCATCATACAATCTTGCCAAATCAGCATTGTGCGTTACAGGAACGGCAATCGTTGCTGCAAGGGCATTGACGGCAAATTCCGCAAAATAGCCAGGCCAAAGATTTTCTTCTTTGTAAACAGAATACTGTGCTATAATGGGGTCATTGTAATTGCAAAGGACAAAATCCTCTAGGGTGTCAAAATCTGTAATGGCTTGAGCATGATATTCTAGGGAATTAAATAGCTTAAAAATATACAAAGCCTGATCGGGCCGCACATATTGAAAAGAAAATTCATTAAGAGGATTGCTGCTGTATTGCTCTAGCTGCACCTTGCGCGTGGCAAAAGACCAAGGGAATACGCTAAACATATTCCGAATAAACTGGTCATAATGATCGTTTATGATGTTGGCTTCATTGGTGCCTTCATCAAAACTTGAAATAGTGTTGGCCCCCAAAAGGGATAGGGCTTGCGATGCGATGCTTTCACGCGAACTCATAACAAGCCCAAATTATTAAGTGTTTGTTAATCCAATAGATGATCCGTCCGATAAGTCCACAACACCGTTGACGCTCGTTAAGACAACCATGTTTTGATAACCAGAAACAGTAACGGCAGCGTTTGTCTCAAAATCAGCACCTGAGTAACTGGTAATTGTCACTAGATCGCCTTTTCTAAGAAGATTGGCTGCATTGTTAAAATATCCACTGGCACGACATGTGGTAATAGAATCCGATGTTCCATAAGTAAATTGCATAGGAGCGCGGCGAGCCACGCCCGATGTAATAACTGATGTTCCTGAGTGTTCGCCCCCAACGGAAACGAGATTTCTTGCGATATAAGGCATAAGTTCTCCTAAACTGCTTCGTCAATTAAGTATCTGTAAATTCCTTCTTTTCCAGCTTGCGTACTGCCGATACCAACAGCACCTACCGAAACAGAAGCCATAATCTGCCATGAATCTTCACGGTCAATCATAGACACTTTTGTGCGAATGTCTCGGTTAAAAGCAAGACCTACATGATCCGCACAAACAGCAAAGTTTGTCCGCACGTTTGTTGTACCGTTAAACGGCAATCCACCTTCCGGTGTATCTAAGTTACCCATGACAATAAACTCAAAACCAAGGTAAGATTTGCCCGTTAAATCACCTGTGGACCCCATAAGAGCCATCAAAGTGTTAAAATCAGCACTTGTTACCGTGCTTTGCTGCAAAGCCGCTTTTAAGCTGTTTGGGTGAACAACAAAATAACGCCCTTGCTGTGGCATGTTCAATCGGTCAAAAATGTTTGCCAACTCAATCATGTTTGCCAGTGTCCAGTTTGTACCATCCGCACCCACTGAAATTGTGGCACTTGCACCCGCATTCATAGCATTGATAATGACCTGTTCAATACGGTTAATAACCGCTAATCTGGCTGCTTTAATCAAATACGATTTCAAATCATACGTAATACGATCCATTTCCGTGTCATCAAGCATTGTGACGGCATCAAACACGTTAATAGTCGCAACAACGTGGCTTTGGGCCACATCTTGAGCCTGTAACGGGCCAGCACCCACAGTACGCTGGTTTGTCGTCATTAAACCAACTCTGTTAAACGTGGTGGTTGAACCCACAACACCTTGACGAATTTGGCATATTTTCCGTAATTTTGTATCTTCTAATGTTGCATCGAGTTTTGTTTTTAGATCAAACTCAATGGCAAAGTTATTGGCTTGCTGTAAAGACGACATAAGTCCCTCTTTTTAAATTGATTTTTCACGATCAACGAGAGGGCTATTTTTTTATTAGGGGCAAGATGCGGGCCTAAAAATAGGTCGTTTTTTTATCAACATAAAACAACAATAACGCTTTGTAAATATCTATTTTTGCATGCGTTTTTTTTGTTCCCCGTATTGCTCTATCATTCGTTGTGTTTCTTGATAAAATGCTGAATTTGTTGCGTTTCTTCTATCATCAAGACGATTTTTTAAAGAATCCTCTGTGATAACACCAAAAGACGACGCCTTCACATCAAAGTTAGTGATAGCTGTCTTTTGTCCAAACATCTTAGTAAACATTTTGTCCAAAATCAACACACCATCCGCCGATGACCCCAGGCCATTTTGAATCAAGTCTAATTCTGATTCTGTAAAGATGTTTTGGGATTTAATGGTTTCAAGGTTTGCTCTCACGCTGGCAATAATTCTATCGCCGCCATCGCCTAATTTCTTAAATTCTGCTTGCTTGGCTTCGGCAATCTCTTTTTGTTGGGCCTCAACCTCTTCAGGCGTTGGCTCTCTGTTATCTAAGTTGATCCCGTATTCATGTAACTGGGGAATAATTCTTCCCATAAAATTATTAAATTGCTCTTGAGAAAGGCCAGACTCAAACGCTGCTGCTTTGGCAAAATCCACCATTTCTTCGTTTAATTCACCGTCTTCCAACGTTTCCTTAAAAGTGTCTGGCAATTCAAAGGCATATTTTGTGGCATCGTCTGGCACGTTTTGCCAGCCCTTAGCCAACTTGTCCCGCAATCCTTTGGCGCGTTTTTCTGCATCATCATAGGATTTTAACAAATCATCCGTTTTAAGGGCGTTTTTCTCTGCATCCCAGAAAGATTCAGGGATATTATCAGGACGGGTGACAATAGCAGGCTCTTGGCCTTCTGTGGTGGCAACAGGGGCCGCTAAAGACGCATCGCCTAACAAACTTTCAGCATCACTCATTGGGTGTTTCCTTTCCGAATTGTATCATTTTGATGATTTCACGAACGATATTATTCTGCCCCTCTCGCGCATAGGCAGTTCTTTCGGCATTCTCACCATAACCAGGATTCCAACAAGGCTGGTCTAGTGTCTTTGATTTCAAAAATGCCAAAACTCTTTCTCCCGATGGAGAATTGAACACATGGTAAAAATCCAACGCCAGCTTTTTATGTTGCTGTAAAATAGGGTTTTCTTTTTGCCCTTTTAAGGTAAAATTTAAAGGATTGTCTAAATTCATGCAACGCCTAACGGTTGTGGTTGACTTTGTTGTTGTATTTGCGCCGCACCCTGCGCCGCCGCCTGTTGTAACTGCTGCTGTAACTGCTGTAAAGCTTCCTCTGATAATAAAAGATTATTTGGTGCGCCCAATTTATCAAAAATCCAATGCACCGTTTTAGGAAGATTAAGGGACATGGTAGATATTTCAGGCATCATGCCTTGCAAAATACTAAACCCTTGCGTGAAGGCTTGCACATCCTGCACAGACTGCAAACGCGATATAGGGCTGGTGATTTTGATCTTTAAAGCATAACCATTTAGCCAATCCGCAAGGTTAATGCCCTTGATAGCACCTAACTCTTTTTGCAAAATACCGTTTAAATGGCCGCTTTCTTGCAATATCGAAACAATGCGGCGTGTGGCTGGCATCACATCCTCATAGTACAACTGCGGCAAGGCTGCCCCAATGTCTGTTTCCAGTTCTTTTAATCGCTCGGCAATCTCAAAAGCCGTTTTGGGCTGCGCTGTTTCAGGGGGCAACCGGCGATCCAGCATAATCTGCCTAACCTGATCTTGCATTCCCGAAATCATATATTCTTGTGACTGAAAATTCCCCACATTTGGAAATGGCGCAATACTCGGACCATCTGGCCCACCATTCCGCTCTACGGGAAAGAACGACATGGGCTGCATCACCCAATTTGTCGGATTCATGGTGTCCATACCTGCCACAGTATAGGCCCCAAACGTGCTAAACGCCGCCGATTGATGCTCTAACATCCGCAAAGAGTTTAATTGCCGAATATCCGACAATGCTAACGTGAACGGACCTACACCAAACGATTGCCCTGGTATCGTCAACCATCGCGGCGTGATACGCGGACACTCACGGTAAGGGATACTAAGCATCTTGTGCTTTAGCTGGTGGTGGATAACCTCAAAATACCATAGCTTCTTTTCATTCGACCAATACACAGCCTCCACGATCTTAATGTCGCTATCTGGCTTTTCCTTGATGCTCCGTTCTATTTCCCCCGTTAAATCTAACTGGCCCCCATAAATGGCTTTCAAGTCACAATTTTTGACGGATTTATCAATAAACTTCATGCTGATAAAGCCATCGGCACGACTTACTAGGCTCAAATCCACAAGCGGCTGATCCAAAAACAGCAAAGGGTTTTCATTGCGATTTGGATTTGGCATAATGTCATAACATCCCGTGCCAATGCCAAGATCAAAATACACCCTTGGCTTAATCGCCGCATAATTGCTGGTTTCAATAAACGAAAAGATCAATTCGTTTAGCTTTTCCAAGGCATTATCAAACGTATTGCGGTATTCATCAGGCATACCAGGCCCAACCTCAAGT